TCTCAGCCATTGTACTGGGGAGTACATCGTGCCAAACTTAGAGAACAATCACCTCTCGATTAACAAGACACCTCATACTTATCTTATCTGCATTGAGTGCAAAGGTAAGGTTGGGTATCGTAGGACTCATCTCTGGGATGAGACTGCACAAGGACATCGGTGCCAGGACTGCTGGTATCTACACACTGACGGACGAGGACAGGAAAAGCAGGTACAATGAACGGAATGAACCGCGGCGAATTTAGAAAGTTTAAGAAATACGCCAAGAAGAAGGGTATGGATGTAGATAATCCAGACTTCGGTATTGTTACATACCACTACGAGTCTGACTACATACAGGTCATTACCGAGCAAAGTTCTTACCTAATTGACCTCAAAGGTAAACGTGCTCTGCGTATTCCAGGAGACGAAGCATCTCATCAAAACAATGATGACATCTGGTATGAGTACGACACAATTTATTCGTGCTCAGTATCCTTCCCTCTGCGTATGACGTGGAAAAACGGCGATGATCTCATCATGAGAACTACAACGCCAATCACGGTTGTTAACGAGCTATCAGCATCCGAGGCGCTCGCGATTGCAGGTAGACTATGACTATGATGATAACTTTATTGGCAATACTTATTACTTGGTATCTCTCTAAGGTTTTCTACACTAAGAAACTCTCTATTGACTTTAACAATCTAGCCGAGCGAGGTCTCTGCCAGCTCAAGTGCTATAAATGTGCTAGAACACATGTTGTTAAGGAAGAACACAGAAGAAACCCCTTCTATTGCAACGGCTGTAAATAATCATTCTTACTCTGGAGGAAAGATGCCTAAGAAAAAACAAGAGCTACCCGTCTTTGTTGTAGTTGATATGCCAAATTGGAAGAGTAGAGTTCTTGACTCTATGCTTTGGCTGCTACGAATTCCAGGAAAGGCCTGGGTTATTGGTGTTGAAGGAACTGGCTTTACCTATGATGGTGAGTACTACACCGATAAGAAAACAAATCTAAAAATAGCAAAGAAGGTGATTGATGGCGAAAAAGAACAAAAAGAATCCTAAGTCGATCTACTACGAACCGTCAGATGAAGAGCTTCGCGCTCGCGGTTACATGACAACCGATGAGTTTGTTGACACACTTATACCTGGACTTAAACAGTACATGGCAAGCAACTGGCGTTTTGGTGGAGAAGATAATCTTCATCACCCTGCAGATCTGGCATCAACAGCAAGTATCTACACCGACAGTCTTTACAATGTTATAGAGACGTTTGGTGTTCAACCATATAACAGAGAGGGTTTCTAGTGGATATCGCAAAGGAAAGTACAAAGAAGATTCGTCAGCTCGAGTTCGTTGTAAATGAACTTCAACAGCGTCTAGGACAAATTGCTATGTCATATGAGCTTGAGGTTGCAATGCTAAAGTCAAACGTAGTAGAGCTAACAAACGCGCTTAAGACTCAGGCAGAAGAGGTTGATTAGATCTAAATGAATCTAGAGATCTATTACCCACAGGAGGACTACAAACCTGAGATATATCAGTCAAGTCCTAAACGTCCTTGGATGGACGCAGCAGGAGATAAGCATCCTTACCGGTGTGTCCCCTTGTTGCGTGCAAACTCTCACGGCTGGGAGATGCGACTTCAGCAAGACGTAACAGTGTGGTGGGACGGTGGAGATCTCCCTGAGGCAATAACATTTGATGATAGTGCATACGATGACAAAACAGGGCACCCGATTGTTAGTAACAACTTAGGTAGTGGAGTTCTTAGCTTTATAGTCTATGCCTTGATAAAAACTCCTAAACCATACAACCTATACGTTACAGGGGCTCCTAATTCTCTTATCCGCGGCGCGGTGCCGTTGACTGGTGTAGTAGAGACATGGTGGTCACCATATACATTTACAATGAACTGGAAGCTTAGATACACAGATCGTCCAATAACATTTCCAAAAGGATTCCCTTTTGTTCATTTCTTTCCAATAAACTCCGTAGAGCTTGAACAATGGGAACCAGTCTACAAGGACATAAAGGACCACGAGTACGCAGAAGAGTATCTAGAATGGAATACGGATAGATACCTAAATCCAACTAAAAGACACGACTATTACAAGCACGGAACTCTTCCAAATGGTTGTCCTATTACAGACCCAGAGTTGCATAAGTTAAAGCTAAACCTAAACGACTAGTCGTGCTTTTTCTCACACATTCTTGCCAGGTCAGGAACTACCCAACGCTTTCCACACACAGAACACGTCCACTGTTTTAAGCGGTCTTTATCATCCACGGTCTGCCCACCAACATCCAAGTAGTGTGACTGCAACTAAAGTTACGATGAACACCCCTTGAAATGTTATGTGGGTTAGATAATACATTTACTTTCCGCAGGTAGGACACTTATCTGATTTTGACGCTGCAGCTTTCTTTGCAGCAGCTGGTTTAGCAGCAGGTGCACTACCAAACTTAGGGCGACCAAAGCCTACGATTGAAACCATTATGCCAGCTTTGTTTTTCTTAAAGGCGCGTAGTTGCTTGCAAACTTCTCCGCCATTTCTTTGGCTTCCAGATTTCTTCGATGACGTATTGCCTTCGATACACCAAACAGTCCCATCTTCATTATCCTTTACAACAATACCTACATGTGAAATACGGTCTACGCCATCTGATGGAAAGTCAAAGTACGCGATGTCGCCTGGTTCTGGATCTGCAAGATCACCATCAATCCAAGCGCCAGCCTTCTTAAATGCCTGTGCTCCACTTGGAGTGTAAACGGTATTAGGAATCTTTACGCCTGCTTCGTTTCCACACCAGTTAACAAATGATCCACACCAAGGTTGAAAGTTAGCCTTGGTGTAAGCACCATACTTTGTTTCATTGTCCTTAGGGCCTTCAATGGTTCCTAGCTCTGCTGTAGCAACCTCGATTAAACGAGCTGCTGTGCCTTGTTCTGCCATAGTTATTTCTCCTTAGTGACTTATTAAAATGGTGGTTGAGGCCATACTATGTAGTAAGGAAAGCCCTCTTGATCTGTGACGTCTATTAAATCTTGACGATAACGCATCAATGCACTGCGCTGTTCTTCGTTGTAACTTTCCCAATTCTTATAGTTCTGAACTCTCTCCATTAGGTTTGCAAGCAAGCCGTCTCTAACAGAAGTTTCAATACTTATAGCCAGTTCTCTATCGTTGCCTGGTGGATGGGAGTTATTGCCTGGTGGAGTAGGTAGAGGTGCAAATGGATCTTCCATTAGTTATCTACCTTTTGGCTTTGGCTTTGGCTTAGGCTTTGACTTACATCCACATTTTGCGCACATATTACTTATCCCAATCTGCATCGACTGGTTGTTCCTCTGGCATTGCGCCATCTGGCTTAGCAGCTAGACGCGCTGCTGTTGCATCAATCTCTGCCTCAAGCTTCTTATCAGCCTGGGTGTTCTTAGCGTCCATTTCCTTATTGGCAAGTTGCGCAGACATGATGTCCTTCGCGCCAGAGTTTCCAATTAGTAATCCTGCAAGGGTTCCTGTAATGAACGTGGCAACGCTTCCTAGCACGTTAAAGAACATCTTGTCGTTCTCAGACTGTGCGCCAATTGGTTGCGTTACAAAGATTAGCGCGTAGAGAATTCCGATGGTTGTAGCCAATAGAATAGTTCCAAGTGTGATACCAAGTATAAACTTAAGTCGCGCGTCTAAATCAGCTGCGGTGTATTTTTCTCTAGCCATTTGTTCCTCCCGTTGTTGAAGTTGAACCGTCCGTTGGAGCGTTAGGGTCAAATCCAAGTATGTCCTTAGTGCATAATCCTAACGCTAAACACTCAGGAACTACACACTCTTTGGCATCCCAGTTTACAGGATCTTGGCAAGAATAGCGATACCCGCCTTGGTACCCACAACTAGAAAGTAGTAAGGCTACTAGTGTAGCACCTACAACTGTGACACTTTTAATATAAACTTTTTTCATACATGCATCTCCCGGGAAGATAGTAGTTACCCTCTCCCCAGAGGTTACATGTTTATCCTATCACTTAAGAAGCAAGGCGTCTTTGTCGTCTAAGGACTCTTCTATCCTTCTGGGTAGTTCCACCCCAGATACCAATTTCGTCGTTGGCAACCGCCCACGCGAGGCACTCTGCCATGTAAGGGCAGGTCTTACATATCTTCTTTGCTATTGCTATATCCTTGGGAGAAGTGTTTGAGCAACCTTTGTCTGGGAAGTAAAGCTCCGGATCTACCTCTGAGCAAGGAGGGTTGCCGTTCTTCATAAAGTCTGGATACCGTCCTATAAAGCCATGAACTTCAACCTGAGTGCTACGAATTCTCTGCTCCATTAAGCGCTTGTCTCCCTATCCACGCGAGCTATAAAAACCTGACCCCTTAAAGATTACTGCTGAGCTACTATATACACGTTGTAAATCTTTTGTACATATTTCACATGCAGAGCCTACCACAGTGTCCTCCTCGGCCATCGGGCGCTCATCAATGTACACATGCTTGTTCTCACACGTGTATTCATACACCGCCATAGTTAAGCTAGTCGTGCACTAACTGACTTATCAACTGCTGCAGTGAGTGTTGTTGTATCAACTGCAATTGCTGCTGAAAGTGCAGCCTCGTATGACGCAGCCTCTACTTCAGTCTGATAGTTCTTTGACTCGGTGATGTACACAGTATATGTTGCCATTTTTGTTATCCTTTCCTTTTATTCTCTATTTTTTCCTGGAATCCAAAGTTGATCTCCAACTTCCTTATTTTCATATCTTGCTAATACAAATAACAAGTCTGATAGTCTATTTAGATACCTTGCGGTTAAACTGTTGACTCCTGTACCAAACTTCCCTATTGCCTCCCAAGTGCACCTTTCAGCCCGTCGAACTACTGTTCTTGCAACATGTATATGTGATGAAGAGGCAGAGCCACTTGGTAAGACAAATGAGCGAAGAGGCTGTAGGTCTGCATTGTAGAAGTCTATTTGAGTCTCAAGATAGTTAATCTGTTCCTGCGTGATACGAAGTGGCTCTATCTCTGGGTTGTCTACTACAGGAGTGCACAAATCTGCACCAACATCAAAAAGATCATTCTGAGTCTTTAACAGCAGATTCTTAATATCAGTGTTCTTCACATGCAGCATGCACACTCCAATAGAAGAGTTTGCCTCATCAACTGTCGCATACGCTTCAAGACGTGGGTCATTTTTTGAGGTACGGCTCATGTCTCCTAGAGATGTAGTTCCGTCATCGCCGGTCTTTGTGTAAATGCGCGTTAAATTAACCATTAGTGTCCCCTAATAGATCGCCAGATGTCGATGCTAATTTTATTAGCTACATATATCATAACCAGGTTTGCAAGTAGTTGAATAGCGACATTTGCTAGAGGTGCCTGCTTAGTTTTTATACTGTTCTCTAGAAGTTTTATGGCCATCTTACTTCTCCGTTAGTTGAGAACACAAGCCCTAAATTATCTCCAGGAGACAAGAAAGTCTCATTTATTCCTTTTTGAGCCCAGCCCCACTCGTTGCTAGGAAAAGGTATTACTTGCTTCTTCTTTATGATGACTGCCCAATACGCATTCTCAGGAGGCATGATCTCACAGCTTTCAACTGACTTGTCTGGTAGTCCGTTGACACGACACACAACTGCGTTTCCGTACTTCCTTGTTCCTTCAATGCTAAGTTTTGCCTTATCTAGTATGTCAAGTGCGTTTGTCTTACTAGATACAGGAACACACTTTGTTACCTTTGCTCCGTTATCAACTGAACCATAATCAACGTATAAGTTAACGCAGGTATCCTTTGAGCTGCTCACTGCGTAAAAACCACCTACGACAAGACCAGTAGCGACAGTAGTCATCAGTATCTTCTTCATGTGTTTTTGTTACTAACTCGAATTGTGCTGTGAACAACACCACTTCTTTTTATAATTGCCTGTCTTTGGTCCTCAGTTGTTCCACCCCAAACACCAAAGTACTCTGGTATACTAAGAGCATGCTCTAAGCATACTTGCTTTACAGGACAAGTCTTGCAGATGGCAATAGCCTTCTGTTCTTTATCACGCTTACTTTTTCCACGTGCCAAAGGCTCAAGAAAGAAAGTCTCAGGATCCACACTCGTGCAAGACCCTTCGTACTGCCATTCCCAATTGTCAGCAATTGGTTTTAAAGTTGTGCCTACAGCTGTCATTGTGTTTTTGTCCTTAGTTATTGGTTGTTGGCGATAAGTCTAACTTCACATGCATCAGTCGTGCAATAAGCTTCTCCAACTGCATCTGCTGCCATACCTGCGTACACACCAGCAAAATCTATCGGGAACAGCTTCATGATTGCGTCCTCGTACTCTTCCTCGGTGATTTGAGTGTAAGGCATCTGCGGGTAAACAAAGTTTCCTGATGGTAGGAAGGACACAGTCTTTAACTGGCCGTCGTACATATGCAATACTGTTCCTACATGCTCAGATTCCTTCTCAGGGTCAAATGAGACAGTTACAGAGACAGAGTTGTCGGACCAGTAACGCTGTGCGGTTGCAGCAAGCGACATCTTTTCAAAGATGGTTACGTCCTTCTCAGCACGCTCTGCAAGAGACTTAATTGGGAAGAATACTACGCTTGTAGAGTCTGGTGACTCTGATGCAGGCTCAACTCGATAGTTTGCCATCTTGAAGAGTGGCAACATTGGATCTGAGTTTGCAAAGCGAATAGCACGGTTAAAGAACTTACCACCAACTGTCCAGTGAACTCCTGGACTTTCTCCTGCCAAGATCGACACGGTTCCTGATGGCTTAACTGTTGTCATCTTAATTGACTCACGAATACCTAGCCACTCTGAGTAAGTATTGTCGTAAGTCTTAACAGTCTTGTATCCTTCATCCATCCAATCACGAAGTGTAGGAAGCCCGTTACGGTCTGCAAAGTTAGCAACTCCAGAGATTGATGTTCCGATGCGGCGATTACGTTGCATGATGGCATTTGTCTCTTCCCAGTGTGTAGGAAGTAAGGTTACTGTCTTAGCATATAGATATGCAAACTTTAGGGTGCGCTTAAAATCTTCTAAATCATCGTGACGATTTAGATACGTCTCAACAAGTGTACAGCACTCATATGATTCCAATGACTGTTCTGCACAAGGGTTGTACCCTGCAATGCGGTGATCCTTATTATTCACAGGGTCTGCAAGACGACCATACTTGCGTGATACGTCCATCCAAATAACACCAGGCTCACCATTCAATGCGATACCTGGAACGATCTTGTCAAGGTT